CAGTATCAGCCATTAAGCGAGGAAAGAGTGAAAAACTTCAGGTTAACCGCTAATTCTATAGGTATGTTTATAGCTGAATTGTGGAAGCTGGACTTAACCAAGGTTTATCGGGTAACAATAGTTCAGTGGAGAGAGAAAAGAAGCAATGATCAAAACTCTCTTTACTGGAAATGGCTAGGAGAAATATCTAAACAACAAAATGTAAGTAACGACCCTGAAATATGGCACGAGATATTTAAAAAGTATTATTGTCCTGAAAAAGTCATTAACGAGCATGTTGCTATCAAATCAACAAAAAAGCTAGATTTGGGAGAGATGCATTTTTATTTAAATAAAGTTGAAAGGTATTGTATGGACAGGGGTTACTTAATAACTATCCCTGAAAACAGCGAGTATCAACAATTATTAGATAAGCAAGAGGAATGATTAATGAATATTCAGAAAGTTTCTAAAGATGGTAACAAGTCCTGTAAATGCGGGTATATATTTATGTCAGGCCAAACAGCATACAGAGCGAGATACGATGAATTTAATCGACCTGTATTTATTTGTGATAAGTGTAAGAGTAAGTAATGGCAAAGTGCAAGGTATGCAAAGTTAAGTTTGAGTCTAGATTCTTTTTGCAGAAAACTTGCATAGAGCCTAAATGTTTAGCTGAATGGCAGAGGATAGAGCGAGAATTAAAGGCTGATAAAGCACACAGTAAAAAAAAGAAGGAGCTAAAAGATAATGATAAATCGTACAGAGCTAAAATGGCTCAACAATCCTTTAATGCTTATATTAGGTTTCGTGATAATGACGATCCTTGTATTAGCTGTCAGCGTCACCATACTGGTCAATATCACGCTGGGCATTATAGAAGCGTTGGGGCGCACCCTGAACTTAGGTTTGAAGAATACAACAACAACAAACAATGCGCTCCTTGCAACAACCATCTTTCTGGCAATATCGCTGATTACCGCATTAACCTAATAAAGAAGATTGGGCTAGGAAAAGTTGAGTGGTTAGAAGGGCCGCACGAACCTAAAAAGTACACTTGTGCTGAATTAAAAAAAATTGAACTAATTTATAAGCAAAAACTAAAGGATTTGATATAATCAAGGAACCTTATCATGATTGAGTTATTACACTTATGGCAACTTCAAAGCGTAAACGCGGCAACGGAACAAAACGTAAATAGTTTATTGATTGCTTACGTTATTTTATCACTAGTTATTAACAGACCAGTATTGCTACTGGTCTATCTTTCATCAGAGATGCTTTACCAGTTATCTATATTCGATTTTTTGCTTGAGTGGCAACTTTTTGCAATTGAATGTATTATGTACTCTTATGTTTTTACAATATTAAACACCATAAAAACCAAAAGCGCTTGTGCATTAATATTCTCAATAGCTCTTTATTTTATCTATGATGCGCATAAGTACGGAGCTACTAAGGGTTATGAGGGTTATCAAACAATTCTTTACAGCAATATCGAATATATTTTTACATGCGCTCATATTATCTTTATCGGTTCATTTGTATCTATCGGAAGAATTCGGAGCAGTCTACGCAGCTTTATTGATTCTATTAGTCGTATCGCGCTCAATAGTGATTATATGTTGTTTTATTGGTATAATAACGGAAAGACAATCAAACAAATCTAAACTATGAACGATATGAACCAGCAAATGTTAGACGCATTGCTAGATAGTAATAAGGCACTAGTAACTAGTAATGAGTCAATCAGTGATTCAGTTCGTGCAAATAGCGAGACAGTAAAAGCAACTAATGAAACAGTAAAAGAATTAACTGTAAGCGTTAGAGAGCTTGTAACTACTGAGCGCGAAAGGGTTTTAAAAGATAAGCAGCAACAAGAAATAAATATAAAACAAGAAATGTATAATATCGGCAACAATGCAAAATGGGATGAGGCACACGATACAATAGTAAGATCGAAAAGGTTTCACACTATTTGGGATAGTGCATTTTCTAAAGTTGTCGGTGCGCTGGTTATAGGGCTGCTAGTCCTTCTTGGTTTCAACTTTAAATAAACAAGGGTAAGCAATTGATAAACTTTGTTGCTTCAGCAAATACAACAAGTACCCCAGCAACAACGATGGCGGTAACTTTGCCCTCTCATTCAGAGGGCGATGTTATAATACTGTCTTTTGTGCATAACTATAATTCAGCTATACAAGCGCTTACTGCTGTTAGCGAGGGTTACACAGAGCTAGCCAGCTTAGCAATCTCAGGATTAGGACACCAAGCATCGATATGGTACAAAAAGGCTGGAGCATCTGAAGTAAATCCTACAGCGACCTACAGCGCATCATCTCAAATAATGGCTTGTCTAGCCTCTTCGTATTCAGGTGCAGATGCTACTGTGCAAATTGATGTTGGGCCATCTTTGTGGACGACTGAAGATCCGGGTGATACCACAGTAATCGCCCCGTCCGTGACGACCACCTTAGATGGTGCAATGCTGATTAATGTTGCAACGGCAGATGATAACGATGCATTTACTCAGCCATCAGGGATGACGCTCGTTGACAACCTAGAATTCAACAGTATGACCACAGCGTCAGCTTACGAGTTAATAGCTACGGCGGGTGCTACTGGCGATAAAACATGGACTTTCGCTCAAAATACCGATGAAATTACAGCGGTGTCATTTGCATTAAGGCCGATAGTAGGTGGTGGCGGTATATCTATAGCGGTAGATAGTGGTAGTTATTCTTATGCCGGTACTGATGCGCAATTAATAGCGTCTAAGGTATTAAAGGTTGATGCAGGCTCTTACTTATACACAGGTTCAGCAGTAAGCTTATTAAAAGGATTTGTATTAGCTACTAGTGCTGGCTCTTATTCTTATTTAGGGCAAGATGCTACGTTAACTTATACGCCAGCCGGCGCATTTATACTGACCGCTAATAGTGGGAACTATACCTATACTGGCAGCAATGTTAATTTTAATCGTGATCGTGTTATAATAGCATCAAGCGGAACTTACAATTACAGCGGTACGGACATACAAATAATCTTACCTGGTCAAATATGGACAGATAAGCCAAGTGTCTCGACTAACTGGAACAATCAAACAGTAACAACAACAATTTGGACGGACAAATAATGGCAACATATAACAAGTTTAATCAAACGGTCGAGGACATGGCTAACGGTGTGTATAACTGTGCAACAGACCAGTTTACGGTAGCTTTAACGGTAGGCGCTCCAGTAGCAACAAATACTGTACTGGCTGACTTAACTGAAATAGCATATACAAACCTAAGCTCTAGAAACTTAACTACTTCTAGCTCAGGTCAAACAGGTGGGACATTTACACAGTTATTTGCTGATTTAGTTTTGACTGCTTCAGGTGGGGCGGTAGCTGCATTTAGATATATTACTATCTATAACAATACACCAACTTCACCGGCAGATCCTTTATTGTGTTTCTATGATTTCGGCAGCTCATTAGCACTAGCTGATGGCGAGACTTTAACTATTGATTTCACAACAAGTACATTTACATTAGCGTAAATAATTTTAAGTCGAATAACAGTGAATAACCGTAAGGACTCACATCATGGCTAATAGAAAAGTAACAGCAAGAGAGATAAACAGAGAAGAGTTAAGGCGGTACTTATCTGAAAGAGGTAAGTTATCGCATATCTTTGATAATCTTGAAAAACTAGAAGACCAAACAATAGAGATGGATAGTGTTGCCGTATCTAGAATAAACTCAGCAAATTCAACACGTTTGGCGCTACTTAAAAAATACTTACCTGATGAAAAATCCGTTGAAATTAAAAACGCAGATGGTGAAACATTTAAGAGTGATGGTAAGTGGACAGTGGAGTTTGTGAATGCCACTGTTGAAGATTAATAAAAAACTAGAATACTTCCTGACTAAGCCTAAGCAGTTAAAGATCGCTATAGGTGGAAGGGGTTCAGGTAAGTCCATTGGTATAGGTGACGCTTTAACATTTAAAATGGCAACAGAAAAGGCTGATGTATATTGTTTGCGTGAGTTTCAAGACTCCATTGCTGATTCAGTACACCGTGTATTTGAGGGTGCTATTAATGATCGCTTAATGCTTAATGGGTGGAATGTACAAGAGAAGCGAATTATATCTCCTGATGGCGCTCAGACAGCTTACAAAGGCGCATCAAGAAACCCTAACTCTATTCAATCAGCACAGGGCTATAAATATTCATGGTTTGAAGAAGCTCAGACAATGAGCCAAGCTAGTATCGACAAGCTCCTTCCTACTATATTAAGAAACCCTGGTGCCGAGTGCTGGTTTAGTGCCAACCCTCAATCAAGCGCAGATCCATTCAGTCAGAGGTTTATAGTTCCTTACTTAAGAGAGCTAGAAAATCATGGTTATTATGAGGATGATTTACATTTAATTATTGTGGTTAACTGGCGTGATAATCCTTGGTGGAACAACGAACAAGAAACACTAAGACTATGGGATTACGCTAACCTATCAAGAGCTAAGTACGATTGGATATGGGAAGGCAAATTCAACGATGAGGTTGAAGACTCTATCATTAAGGCTGAGTGGTTCGACGCTTGTGTTGATGCACATAAGATAGACAAGCTAAAAGAGGTGTTTAAACCTTTAGGGGCTAAGATTGCAGCGCATGACCCAAGCGACACTGGAAAAGATAACAAAGGCTATGCAATGCGGCATGGTTCTATTGTTAAATATATCTATGAAAAGAACACAGGAGAAATAGACGTTGGTTGTGATTGGGCCACTAACCTAGCAAGAGATCACAAAGCTGACTGGTTTATCTGGGATGGTGATGGCATGGGGGCAGGACTTAAGCGTCAAGTATCTAACAATCTAGATGGCACAAGTATAAAATATCAAATGTTCAAAGGTTCATTGTCAGGCAAGGGGCAAGATAACGCCGAGAAGATTTATCAAAAAGGCTACGGTGATAAGAGTAATAACCTTACTAACGCTGAAGTGTTTAAGAACAACAGGGCACAGTTTTATATCGCCTTAGCTGATAGGTGTTACAACACTTACAGGTGCGTGGTTAAAGGTGAGTATGTTGATCCTGATGAGATGATTAGCTTTGATAGTGACGGGATAGAAAGCATTCCTGCTTTACGTTCTGAGCTTTGTCGCATACCAAGAAAGAACAACTCTAATGGTATGCAGCAGATAATGAATAAGCAGGAAATGAAAGGTCAAGGAATAGACTCGCCTGGCATGGCTGATTCAATAATGATGATAATGTTTATACCACCACTAAAGAAAGTCAGAAAAACATTGAACTATGGTAGATCTAATGTGATTTAATCACCTCTTATAACTAGTTGATGGGCTTCGGCCCGTTGTATTGCCAAAACATCTAGGCGCACTCAATGACCTATTAGCCAACCCTTTACATTTACATTCAACTATCAGTTGCTCGTCTTCCACAAAACGCTCGAATACTTCACCAGTTTCAGAGCATTTAAAGTTTCTCATCTTCTTCATTGTTTATTCTCCAATCCATTACACATATCTTCTAGTTGCTGAACCAATGAAAGGTTGTTGCATCTTGCGTTATATGTGGCAATTCTCATACCCCATCTAGCGCAGGCTTGTTCAACAGTCCAGCCCTTTCCTGTTAATATTCTCGTTGCGTTGTGTTTTATCATTACATACCCGTACAAACCGTCTATTCAATATCCGATTATCGCACATTTTAACAATTATACAAACGCGTTATAATAAGTAAAACGAAAATCCTTTAAATCATCGAGTGCCTTTAATGCAAAATAAGATGACAGAATCAGAATTGGTCGCTTTACTGTCACAGGCAGAAGAAGATGCGGCTCAATACAATGGCGAATTCTCGCAAGAAAACACTAAATACCTATCCGCTTATCTTGGTAACAAGACAGGCGAATTCTCAGCTATTGAAAATCAATCAAGTGTAGTTTCAACTGACATTGCAGATGTTGTTGAGGCTGACATGCCATCATTAGCACGAATCTTTCTAGGTTCTGGTGATGTGGTAACGTTTCAGCCTAACACTGATAACGAAGCTGAGATACAAGAAGCCGAAGAAAAAACAAAATACGTTAACTGGATTGTGCGCAATCAGTCTGAAAGTTTTAACATTATCCACAACTGGCTTAAAGACGCAGAGATTCAAAAGAACGGTGTCGTAAAGTATTTCATTGAAGAGCAGAAAGAAGTTGAAGTAGTTGAGTATGAAGGTGTAGATGCTGAAGAAATACAGTCAATCATTGAAAGCTTAAAAGGTTCAAAGGTTGATAGAGTCAAGATTGAAATAGCAGAGCAAGAAGAATCAGAGATAATTGGCGATACTCCTTCGGAAGTTGCAACGTTTGATATTAAATTTCGCGTTACTACTGAAAAGCAAAAGGTTTGCATTTTAAATATACCTCCTGAATCATTCTTGATTACTCGTAATGCTAGAAATTTAGATGATGCAGAGATGATTGGTGATAGGGTTCGAAAGACTCGCGGTGAATTATTAAGTGAAGGCTTTAAGCGTGACCTTATTGATCAGCTATCAACTGTTGATGAAGAAGATAACCGTACATCTAATATTGAATCAGTACGCAATAAAGATCAAGGTGGTTCAAACTACGACACAAGTATCAATGATTGGGCTTCACAGAATGTTGAGATATCTGATTTATACGTCAAAGTTGACTTCGACGGTGATGGTATTGCAGAACGTAGACACGTAATGATCTCAGGCAACAAGGTGCTAGTTAACGAATACTTTAACCATGTGCCTTATGCTTCATTATCAGCAATCTTAATGCCACACAAGGCTATAGGTCGCAGTCGCGCAGAAATTACATACCCTTACCAGTTACAGAAGACGGCATTACAAAGAAGTATGAACGATAATGCTTACATGGCTAGCAACCCTAGAAATATAGTGCATCCTGACGTTGATTTAGATGATATGTTAACCGTTCGCACTAACGGGATTGTTAGGCTTGATGATGAAACAAACGTATTACCTGGTAATGCTGTGTTTCCTCTGCAAACTCCTTATATCGGTCAACAGCAATTACAAATACTACAATATGTTGATCAAACAAGAGCGCAAACAACTGGCGCGCTAATGGCTAATCAAGGCTTAGACGCTGACAAGTTAAACCAAGAAACAGCGACACGCTTTCAAGGCGTTAAAGATTCTTCTGATGCTAAGATAGAATTGATTGCACGAAACTATGGTGAGACAGGTTTTCGTAAATTGTATGAAGGTATCGCATGGTTAGTGTCACGCTATCAAGATACGGCAACAGAGTTCAGGGTATTAGGCAAAGCGCTATCTGTTAACCCTAAAGGATGGAAGTATAATCATCATGTGCAATCTAATGTTGGCTTAGGAGCTGGCGATAATGAGAAGTCTATGGAAACCTTACAAGGGTTCTATGGTATTCAGCAATCACTTAAGGCACAAGGTTCAACACTTACTGACGATAAAGATATCTACAACACACTAAGTAGAATGGTTGAAGGTGCTGGATTTCCTCGCGTTAGTGAATTTTTTAATGATCCTGAAGAGCCAAGCGAAACACTTAAAGCTGAGAATGAAATACTTAATAACATGGTTGTTCAGTTACAAGAGCAAGTGCAGAGTATGCAGAATCCATTAGCTGAAGCTGAATTGGTTAAGCGCGAAGGTGTTATAGCAATAGCTCAAGGCAGATTAAATCTAGAGGCTGAAAAACTTGAAGAAGATAAGCGTCAATTTAATGTTACAGCTAGCCAGAAAGCAGTTGCTCAACAAGAAAGCGTAGCACTAGACCTTACTGAAAAAGAACTCAAATATAACACTGACGTACCAGGAGCATTGGTTTAATGACTGAAATAGAATTAAAAAACCTAGTGCAAAAAGCTCAACGCGCTGATCAATTACTCAACGATCCAATGATCCAAGAGTTTATTATTTCAGTGCGTGGTGACTTACTTAATAAATTTGAAAGCGCTGGACTGGATAGCGAAAAAGAAAGACTGGCGGCATGGCATCAAGGGCAAGTATTAAAGATGTTCCTTGACAAGTTCACTAAGCAAATTAAAGCAGGAAAAAACGCACAACTTACTTTAATGGACAAAGTTGATAACAAGATTAGAAAGATTATTTAACGTCAATAACCAACAGGACTGACTAATGCAAACACCAGAACAAGGTATACTAGAAAGAATTAAAGTATCTCGCGGAACTTCAGAGCCTTCACCAGAAGCGCCAACTGAAAATCTTGAGGTAGTTAATGTGTCGGACGACGCACCAGTTGAAGATGTAGTTGAAACAGAGGCATACGCTAATGAGGAAGTTACGACGGAGATTGAAGAAGCAGCAGAAGAAGTTACAGAAGCACAAGCTAATGATACGGAGGCAGAGCTTTTTTACTATGACATTGACGGTGAAGAAGTAGACTCGAACCAACTCAAAGAGTGGAAAGCTAATGGACTGATGCAAGCTGATTATACTCGCAAGACTCAAGAACTAGCGGATAGTCGCAAAGATTTTGAGGCGCAGCAATCATCATTAACAGCAAAAGAATCTGAACTCAACGATAAGCTTTTGACTTTAGAAGCTATATTGAATGAGGATGCTAAAACCGTTGAAGAAATTGCAGAAATGCGAGAGTACGAACCAGAAGAATACATTAAGTACACCGAGAAGCAATCAAAGCTCAAAGAGTTCGTTAACTCTGCTAAAACCGCGACTCAACAACCTGGTGTAGACATGGCAAAGGTAAGTGCTGATTTATTTGCTAATCATCCTGAATGGATGGATAACGGCAAACAATCACAAAAGTTTATCGATGATACCAATCTAATGACTAAGTACGCAGAAACACGCGGCATTGGTCAAGCGGAATTGTCATCATTTGAAGCAAAGCACTACGAAGTCATGTTAGACGCAGCGCGATATAAATCTCAATTAGCTAGTAATGCAGCTATCGAGAAAAAAGTTCGTAAAGCGCCGGCAAGTACAAGACCAAGAGCATCAGCAAAAGGCATTAATAGTGCAGTTGATAAAGCTCAAAAAGCATTTAACAAAAACCCGAACGTCCAGAATGCTGCCGCACTTCGCACAGCAAAAAGACACGCTAACTAAATTAAGAGAGAATTAAAATGGCTACTCCAGCAGATACAGTAAGTACATATGACGCGATTGGTAATCGTGAAGATTTATCAAATATCATTTACGATATTTCACCAACCTCAACCCCGTTTATTTCGGGTATTTCACATGGCTCAGCTACGGCAACAAACCATGAGTGGCAAACAGATACTTTAGGTACAGCTTCAAATAATGCTGTTATCGAAGGTAACGACGCTACGACTACAGCAGCAATTCCTACCGTTCGTTTAGGCAACTACACACAGATTTCTAGCAAGGTCCCTCGCGTTACCCGTACACAGCGCCAAATTGATAGCGCTGGTCGTGGTGATGAAATGAGTCTGCAAATCATGAAGATGGGTAAATTACTTAAAAACGACATGGAAACAGCAATGCTTTCCAATAAAGCTAAGGTTGTTGGCTCTGAATCAGTAGCTCGTGAGTTGGCCGGCGTTGAATCATGGTTAGCTACTAACTTTAATGGTGGTGTTGGTGCTGTCGCTCCTACTGGTGATGGTACTGATGTGAACACTCCAGGTACTAACCGAGCATTTGCTGAATCAGACTTAAAAGCTGTTTTAGCTTCATGTTGGGATGAAGGCGGCGAACCAGACACCATTATGGTTGGTTCAACTGTTAAGCAAGCTTTATCAGGCATTGTTAACGGTGGTTCATCAGGCGCAGCACAACGCGTTGTAGATGGTAATGCAGCTACAGTTCATACAGCTATTGATATTTATGTGTCAGACTTTGGCTCATTGGCTGTAGTACCTAACCGTTTCATGGTTCAGACTTCATTGCTAGTATTGCAAATGGATATGTTCGCAATGGCTTCCGTTACTGACTTCGAAGAAACTCCACTGGCTAAAACTGGTGACAGTGATCGCGTTCAAATCTTGAGCGAGTACACACTTGAGTCACGCAACCAAAAATCAAGCGGCATCATGACAGCGTTAACGTCATAGAATAATATAGGGGAATGGATTCCCCTTCTAATTTTACAGGTGATTTATGACTGAAGTTAAAAAGAAAGAAGTAATCAAAAAAAAATATGTAGCACTTAAAGGTTTATGTACTTCTAAAGGGCAGGTTAAGAAAGGCGAAAGCTTTACATGTTCAGATAAAGAGTTGGCTATATTCAAAAAACATAAGGCCGTTTAAATGAGAGATTTGGACTATCAAACAGGCATACTTGAAACGTATAGCGTTGTTGATAAAAAGGTTAAGATTCACAAGACTCAAGATGTTAACCCGTTTCTAGCAGCTAACAAGCAAGAGCTAGGTAATCAAACAGGTGGTTTTAAAGGTGACATGCACAAGATGGCATCCATCCCTCCTATTGTTCTTGAGATGTGGCGCGAAGACATGAAGAAAAAAGGCTATACGGATACAAATCCTTTAGCTGTATGCAACAGAAAGTATTTATTAGCAAAGTTAAACTCCTCCGAGTGGAACTTTCTCAGGACTAAACAAGGCATAATCTAATGGCATTGACTAACTTTGATGAATTATGTAAAGCGGTTGTTGATTGGTCGCATCGTGGCGATTTAGGTGTAAAGATACCTGACTTTATCTCGCTAACTGAAGGCGTTATGTATTCAAATGATGCTGAGGTATTAACTATTCGAAGTATGGAAACTATATCAACAGCATTGACGGCAGGGCAGTACCTTTCATTGCCTGATAATTTTGAGTCAGCGCGAAGCGTAAGGCTAGTTACTAATGATGATGGAGGGGAATTAAGATTTCAGGCTCCTGAGCAGATGAGGAAGCGTGTTGCAAGTGGTCGACCTACATTTTTTTCCGTTGTTGGTAACGAGATACAGTTTGATAAAGTGCCTGACTCTGAATACACAATAGAAATACAATACTATAGAAAAGCAACGCCGTTAACTGAAGACAATCAAACTAACGATATATTAACTAATCATCCAAGTATTTATCTTTACGGCGCACTAGCTCAATTGTTTTCATATTCACAAGACGATCAGCAAGCAAGCAAGTACATAAAATTATTTATTGGCGCAATTAAAGGTGCGAATAAAGCGGATAAAAAAGGCCGTTACGGGCCTGCTCCTGCGATGAGTGTTGAATGCGGTATGATCGTATGACATTTCAAACAATACCTGTCAATGTTACAGGACCATCATACCAGAGTCGCTCTAGACCTTTATCTAGCCAGCGTACACAGAATTGGTATCAACAGTTTAGTGAGCAAGGCAAAGAGTCGTATGTATTGTTACCCTTTCCTGGCTTAAAGCTAATAGGCAACGCTACAGGTGCTGATCGAGGATTTCATCGTATGGCTGAAGTTCTTTATCAGGTAAAAGGAACTACCCTTTATGAAATATCTAGTGATGGAACTCACACCTTACGCGGGGCAGTGCCTGGGGCAGAGCGCTGCATTATGGCGGATGATGGTATCAATATGTTTATTGTCGTGCCTGGTGATCGGGTTTGGCAGTACACAACAGATACTAATGCAGTCAGTGAAGTAACCAACGTTAATATAACAGGCGCTAAGTCTGTTGACTTTCTTAACAATCAATTTATATACACCTTTGATAAGTTCACCACTATATCTGACGTTGGCAACGGGGCTGAAGCTAGTGGGCTGAATATAGTGGGCGAAGAAACGCTGCCTGATGATCTTGTTCGTGATTATGTTTACGATGAGATTATATACCGTTGCGGAGTGAGGTCTGTTATTGGATGGTATAACTCAGGAGTAGGATCGCCACCTATTGAGAAGTTACAAGGTAGAATATTTACCGTTGGTTTGGCTGCCATTAACTCAATAGCTGAAACTGATGAGGCATTTTACTGGTTAGGTGATGACTTCGCTATATATCAAGCTGTAGCGGGTTCTAAAAATAGAATTAGCACCGATGCAATATCAAATGAAATACAGAAATACTCCAAGGTTGATGATGCTATCGGAAATACGTTTACCTTTGAGGGGCAAAACTTTTACTCCATTACATTTCCAAGTGGAAACAAAACGTTTGTAGTCAGTGAAAGTTTGGGTGTGAATGGATGGTTTGAGATTGCTAGCGGCGTAAGTGGCCCTTTAAGCTCAGTAAGTTATCAAGGCACTACAATACTAGAGGCTTACGGCAAACTGTTTGTTGCTGATGTATCTAACGGTAATATTTATAATTTAGATATGAATACCTATAAAAACAATGATGAGCCAATACAGAGAATACGCGTTACACAGAGCGTTAATGGTGGCTTATTAGGCGCCAAGGGTAAGCGAGTTCAAATGTCAGCACTCAAACTCATCATGGAAACTGGTGTGGGCGTTATTGACGGGCAAGGTGACAACCCTCGCATAATGATTGAGTATTCAGACGATGGCGGCAATACGTGGAATGGAGGTTCATGGCCTCGCGTTGGTCGTCTAGGTGAGTTTACACTACAGGTTGAATGGTTTAATTTAGAGACTTTTTATGATCGCATCTTTCGCATATCATCAACCGACCCTGTTAACTATTCTATATTTAGCGCGACTATAGACTTAAGGCTTGCGGGGAAATAATGGCTAATCCAGTTAACCCACCACCGTTTTTAAATATACCAAGAGAGTTCCTTGTTAATAAAGAACAGCGAGCTTTTTTTCAACAGCAAAATACAATACTGTTTCAATTGTGGCAGAAGCTAGGTGGCGCAAGCGACCCAATTACCGATTTAGCTAATTTTAGCACTAACGGAAACTCTTCGCAGGTGCAATGGCTACAGCAACAAATAGACGGCCTACCTGAATTCACAATTGATACATCAGGCTTTACATTCGACAGCACAGAAATAACATTTGACAAGGTAATTACATAATGGCATATCAACCAATACTAATAGGCGCAGAAAACGCGAAGGCTGGCGATACGCTATTTAATGGCGCAACAAAGATCAACGCTAACTTTGCTGAGTTATACGCTAACTTATCAGCGCAACCTCAAAATGTAATAGTTATAAATAAAGAAGCTGACTTCCCAACTCAAGACGCAACAACAATAACGCTAGATGCTAATACTCGTTTTTTTATTGGCAATCAATTATCCACCGCTAAATCATTTACAGTTCTTTCGGGTGCTGAAATATCATCCATAGGGCCATACGCACTATCATTGATTTACACTGGTACAGGCGTAATGTTTAATAGCGCCAGTGCTAATTGGCAAATTAACAATCTAGGGTTTTCTTGTGCTAACGGTACGATTTTTGGTTGTTCGGGCACTTTAAATATATTTAATTTATTTAACAGCTTGTGTTTATCTTGTGTCAACATAGGGTTATTTAATGGTGTAAGCGTAGGTGTTACAAACGCTGGATTTTTTGGTGTTACAGGCCAGGGCTTTTCATTAGCGGGCGCCATAAACACATTTTCTATAATCAGACTGCTGCAAGTTTCTACTAATTCAGGCCATATAGCTGTAGACCTTGGCACTGCAAGCATCGACAACCTAGAAATAAACAACTTTGAACCTGAGGCACCTGTAGGCTCTGTAGCAATAAAGGGCTTAGCCAATAGCGGGAATATAAACACGAACAGGCTCGCGGTAGTGAATCTTTCCACGCTTAATGGTGGTGGTATGGTTGCTGTATCTGGAGTGGCTAAGAATGACATTAGATGGGATTTCAGTAGCAACTCAGGAATAGGAGACACACAAAATGCTGGTGATTTGTATTTAAGTGGTGGCAGCGAAACAATAATAGTGGGCGGGGCCGGTGATTGGTACGAAATAGGCACTCCGTTAACTGCTGTTTGGGTTGGTGATATAGCTGATAGATTTATAATAAACTCAGCGGGATATCTGGAATACGTAGGTGAAAGAGATATAGATATTGTTATCGAAGGGCGTGCCACCATAGATAAATCAGGTGGAGGATCTGACGTTTTAGAGTGTCGCATAGCTAAGAATTGGGATGGAACAGCTACAGATTCAGGGCTTGAAAAAACAAGAGCGCAAACGCAGAACCCTACACCGACCACTGTTCCTATAGGTGGGTTGGTATCGGCTTCAACAGGTGATAACTTCAGGGTTATATTTTCAAACCTAACAAGCTCATCAAATATAATAGCTACAGTAACGAGTTTAGAGGCGACAGGGTAATGGCAGTAAAACAAATAACAGATAACTTAACAGTTACTATCGTTGATACTCCGCAGGTGATAGCCTTTGCGCCTGTTGGTCAGGATATTGTCATTGAGTCATTTACCGCATCCAATACGTCAGCAGTTAACGCAAGCTACAAGGCTTACATAACATCAAGCACAGGCGCAGAGCAGCCACAAGTACCATTTAAAGTGGTTGTGTGGGGCGAGAATGACTTAGGCATAGGCGTTGTTAATCAGGTGATACCTGCGGGTGGATTCTTAAAAGTTGAGTGTTCAGCCCTTGCTTCTATTTACTTTACGGTAACAGGTCGTGAAATTTGATAGTTAAAGAAACAACCAGTATCGATGATATTAAAGCGATATT